ATGGTGATGGTGTTATAGATGGTGCAGACATAAAAGAAATACAAAGAAATCAATTCTATGATTCTAATGAAGAATATATTGTTTATATCAATGACACATTAGGTTCAACTTATTCATCACAAACAGGAACGTCTTTATTAAAAGTTAAAAGATTTCATTGTAATGGTTATGTAGATACAAATAAAAATGTAATGGATAACGCAAAAGAACTTCTTGCAAATATGAGAGGTATTTTTCTTTATGTAGATGGTAAATATGAATTATCAATAGAAGACACAGGCACTTCTACATTTAGCATAACTGATGACCATATTATTGCTGATGCTGGTATATCAGTTGATTATGGTAATAAAGATAAAAAAGCTAACAAAGTTATAGTTGAGTTTTTTAATGCTAATAAAAAATATGAATTAGATACAGCTACAGTTTTACATGATGCTTCTCCTGAATATTACTCAGATGATAATGATGAGATATTAGAAATCAAAGCAGAGTTTCCTTATGTAAGTGACCCATATATAGCTTACAACATGGGTAAGGCTATTCTTGTTAGAAGTAGAAATCAAACAACTATGCAGTTCTTAGGAACTCCTGAAATGTATAAGTTAAATGTAGGAGATATAGTAGATTTAACTTATGCAGGTTTAGAATTTTCAGGTAAGGTTTGTAGAGTTGAAGCACTAGAGCTTCAATCTAATGGATTAGTAGCAGTTAGCTTAATAGAATACTTTGATGTTTATACATGGGAAGTGCCACCTCAAGAACCAGTAGAAGAATTAGCTAACCTACCTTCTGCTTATGCAGTTAAACCTCCAACTAATATTACTTTTACTGATACTGATTCTAGTTCTACAGGCAGACCTTTCTTATCTTGGGATGAGCCAACAGATTTTCCTGACTATCAATATAGGGTTAATGTTGTAGATAATTCAGACAACCAAGTAATAAATAGAATAGTAGATGTAGAGAATTGTGATTTAAATTTTGTGCCTACAGGTTCTTATGTTGCTAATATTACTTCTTTAAATACATTAGGCACTGAATCATCACCAGCTAGATTTCCAGCAACAGGAACATTTAGTATTGGTGATGCCCCTACTGACACTTCTGATATTCAAGATGATGCCATTACTACTCCTAAAATATTAGATGGTAATGTAACTGATGCAAAAATTAATTCTATAACAGCTAATAAAATTACAGCAGGAACTATTGATGCTTCAGTTATTACAGTCACTAATTTGGATGCAGATAATATAACTTCAGGAACTATAGATGCAGATAAAATAGATGTAACTAACTTAGCAGCTATATCTGCTGATTTAGGTGCAATTACAGCAGGAAGTATGAATATTGGCTCAGGTGCTTTTACAGTATCTTCTGCTGGTGTTATGACTGCAACAGGTGCAACCATATCAGGCAATCTAACTGCTGATACTTTAAATGTTACTGATGCAACGATAACAGGAACTTTTGATGCAAGTGCTATAACAGTTGATGGAGAGCCTTTAGATAATTTAATTAGCTATTCAGAGGTTGGTGGTATAGGTTTATTATCATTAAACGAAACATCAGATTTTGTTGGTGATGTTTTATTTGAAGGTGATGTTCAATTAAAAGGAACACAAACTGATTTAGTGATTGGTAAAACAGATAATGCTGTTTCTAGTGAAGATACTATTGCTGCTGATTTAATTTTAAGAAGTAATAATGCTTTAAATAGTATTCGTATTCAAAATGATAACAATACTAATATTTTCCAAATAAATGTTGATTTATTCACAACTGATATTACTTCTGCAAATAAAGATTTAGAGATAAAAACTAGCACATCAAATGATTTAATATTCAAGACTAATAATCAAAGTGCTATGTATATTGATGATGGTCAACGAGTAATGATTGGTGTTTCAACTAACACAAATATTGCTGCTAACGCTGATGATTTAATTGTTGGTAATAATACTCAAAGCGGTGAAACAGGTATCACTTTAGGCTCAACAACAGCTTCAACAGTAAGATTCAATGATGGTTCAGATTCAGGCTCTATTGAATATTCTCATTCAACTAATGCTATGAGATTTAGCACAAATGGTGCTGTAGCTCTTACTCTTGATTCATCAGGCAATTTAACTGCAACAGGTAATGTCACTGCATATTCTGATGAAAGATTAAAAACTGACATAGAAACACTTGATGCTAAGAAAACATTACAAATGAGAGGTGTTAGCTTTATAAAAGATGGTAAAAAGGGTAGTGGTGTTATAGCTCAAGAAATAGAAGCTATTGCACCTGAATTAGTTATTACAGCAGATGATGAGCAAGGCACTAAATCAGTGGCTTATGGAAACTTGGTTGGTTATTTGATAGAAACAGTTAAACAACAACAAGAACAAATAGATGCTCTAAATAAAAGGTTAGACAATGACATTAGCTAGTTCAGGAACATTATCTATTGGTGGAACAACAACAAATAGGTCAATTAATTTAGAATTAGGCAGAAGTGCAACAGCTACATCTTCTTTAGGTGAAACTGATTTAAGAACTCTTGCAGGCGTATCATCAGGTGCTATTTCAATATCTGATTTTTATGGTGCTAGTTCTACTTTATGGTCAACAGGAATTACTACAGGTTCAGTAACAGTTTCAGGTTCTACTTACACTGGTTATGGTATTGTATCAGGCAATTCTATTGGCTCAACAACTGATTCATCATGTGATTTATATAGTAATAATCCATCTTGGGAATTTTATAACGTAGATTTTAATAATACATTTTTACGAATCCTTGATACTAGTGGAACTCCAACAGGAAATGCAGGTTGGACTACTTTAAAGATTTACAATGGAACTGATGACACTGGAACATTACTAGGCACATTAACAAGAACTTCACTTGCATATTCTTCAAGCAGTGGACTTAGAACATGGGATACAGGTGGTTTATATACGCCTAATAATAGAGATAGATTTTTAGTATTTACTTAATATGCATTACGAAATAGTCCAAAGAGAAGAAGATGATTTTATTAAGTTTTATGTAGCTACAAGAGATGATGGAACTATATTTGAAATACCATGCATAATTGTTAATGATGAAGTAGACATGGAAGCTACACAAAACAAAATGAACGAACATATTAATAAGATTGATGAACTAACATCTTATCTTAAAAAATAGTAATAAATGATTTAATAAATATGAAATAAGTATAAAATTAATAGAAAAGAGATTTAATTATGGCACAACACGATTACAACATAGCAAACCAATCAGGTGCAGATTTTAGAGCAGATTTAAACAATGCTTTATCTGCTATTGTAACAGTCAATAGTGGAGCAACTGAACCATCAACTACATTTGCCCATCAATTATGGGTAGATACAGCTAATAGCGTATTAAAGATAAGAAACGCTGCTGATAATGCTTGGTATACAACTGGTATTAGTATTACTGCATCTAATACACTTACAGGTGATTTAACAGGTAATGTTACTGGTAATGTTACAGGTAATGTCACTGGTAATGTCACTGGTGATTTAACAGGTAATGCAGATACAGCAGATACTTTAAGTACAGCAAGAACCATATCTTTATCAGGAGATGTTGTAGGTTCAGCTTCTTTTGATGGTAGTGCTAATATAGATATAGATACAGTTGTTCAAATTAACTCAATTACTTTAGGCACAGATACAACTGGTGATTATGTTGAGTCCATGTCAGGTGGAACTGGTGTAACAGTAACAGGTGGAACTGGAGAAGGTTCTACTCCTAGTATTGCTATAGGACAGGCTGTAGCTACAACTGATGATGTTACTTTTAATACTATAACTGCAACTGACCAGTTTATAGGTGATATAAGAGGTGCTGTAAGATTTAACGCTAAAGCAGATGGTGCTTTATCAAAAGGTGATGTAGTTTATATATCAGGCGTATCAGGTGATGTAGCAACTGTAGGACAAGCTAAAGCAGATGATGCTTCTAAGATGCCTGCATTTGGTTTTGCTGCTGAAGATGCTAATGATAATGCTGCTGTTGAAGTTGTAACTTTTGGAACATTAGCAGGATTAGATACTTCAGGAGTATCAGAAGGACAAGTATTATATGTATCTACAACAGCAGGGGCTTATACAACAACTAAACCAACAGGTGAATCTGCTTTATTACAAAACATAGGTAAAGTTCAAAGAAGTCATGCAACTGAAGGTTCAATAAAAGTAGGTGGTGCTGGCAGAAGTAATGCTACGCCTAATCTAAATGATGGCAATATATTTATAGGTAATGCTTCTAATCAAGCAGTTACCACAACACTTGATACTTCTATAGTTGTTGAAAATACTAATCTTTACTATACAACCACAAGAGCAAATACAGATTTTGATACAAGATTAGCTACTAAAGATACAGGTGATTTAGCTGAAGGTAGCAACTTATATTACACAACAGCTAGAGTTAATTCAGATTTTGATACTAGATTAGCTACTAAAGATACTGGAGACTTAACTGAAGGTGCTAATTTATATTATACAGATGCAAGAGTTAATTCTGCATTTGATACAAGACTAGCTACTAAAGATACTGATGATGTTGCAGAAGGTGCTACTAATTTATATTACACATCATCAAGAGCAAATACAGATTTTGATACTAGGCTTGCAACTAAGTCTACATCTGATTTAGCAGAAGGCACAAATTTATATTACACATCAGCTAGATTTGATTCAGCTTTTACATCTAAAGATACAGATGATTTAAGTGAAGGAACAACTAATTTATATTATACAACTACAAGATTTGATTCTGCATTTGGCAATAAGACAACTGCTGATTTAACAGAAAATACAAATCTTTACTATACAGATACAAGAGCAAATTCAGCTATAGATGCAAGAGTTACTAAAGCATTTGTTGATGCATTAGGAATACAAGCATCAAGTGTAGATGCTAATTCAGTAACGCTTGGAACTGATACAGTAGGTAACTATGTTGCAACTATAACAGGTACAGCCAATAAGATTTCAGTATCAGGTAGTGGAAGTGAGTCTGCAAATATAACACTAACATTACCTGATGATGTGCAAATAGCAGATAGCTTAACAGTAGCAGGTAATTTAACAGTCAATGGCACACTTACTTCTCTTGATACTACTAACTTAGATATAGAAGATAACTTATTCCAGCTTAATGCAGGATTAACAGGTAGTCCTGTAAATGATTCAGGTATGTTAATTAATAGAGGTACTGCTGATAATGGTATCTTTATGTGGGATGAATCAGTTGATAAATTCACATTAGGATTAACAACAGCAGATGGTAGTGCTACAGGCAATATTAC